GGAGTCGAACCCGCGTCTTGCAAAGTAATCGTAATACCAACGAATTACACGTTTAGGATAAAGTTTAATCTTATTAACTTTCCAAAATAATTGGGGCCGTATGGTTAATACAGCGATTCCACCATCCTATCAGTATTTAAGAGCCGATAGGTAGAGCTCCGTTTTGTTCACTTCTATTTAAATTCCACGAGTGATGCGGAAGGGATTAAGCTGCTACAGCTAAATCAGCACCCATAAAAGACATTAAGTCTTCGTAGGTCCAAGTAGATAATTCTACGTCTGTTATTGTTTTGTACAGATTTAAAGACATCTAGCACTTCTGTCTACATGTGATACTACCATTCTCATCACAATCAATTCCAAGGCACCCCCATTATATAATGTAAATATACTAAATTAATTTGAATATACCAAATTATTTTTTAAATTGTAAAAGATAAGGTAAATATAAACTAAGCGATGTCATTCGTTTAGCTGCCAATTTAACGGATTTAGAATTTGCTAATTTAATTTCATCATCAGTTCCCTTAATCTTCCAATATAATTCTGTTGTTCTGTAAAATGGATTTGCTGTCATTTTCTCATAATTTCTAGAACTTATTTCATAAACAGAACCATTAGCATCGTTTGCTCTTTGCGTAAAAAATCTATGAATGTATCCTCTATCATAATCATCTTCGTTTGGTTCTGGTATATAAGCTTTTATTGAAATCTTTTTAAATGCATCACCTACCCTACCTAATATATTATATCTTTTACTGTCCATTATATTATTATTTTTCAAGTGATTGCCTAAAACCTCCCTCAACTTCAGTTTTCCATAACATACCACTTAAAGTGTGCTTAACTGATGTTACTTGAAAAAACCCACCAGAGCTATATTTTTGTGGTAATCCATTTATTTTAAATTTATCACCACGTCTAAAGCCACTAAGACCATGAATACCAAATTTAAATTTAATAGGTAATAGTATTGAGGTTGCCCCAGCACCAGTTGCATCAACTTCTCCTTTTATTTTCAATTGCTCAAATATAGCTTGGTCATTGAAAGCTGCCATATAATTTTTACTATATGGATTATCTTCCCACTTACCTTCATCCACATCAACTTTTGGTACTAAACAAACCTTTTCAAAAAATTGTGCAAATTTCTTATTTGCTTCTTGTTTTGCTGCATCGGTTGCCTCCTCTCCTTCTGCTGCGGTTTGGTTTGCTTCTCCTGCAGCTGCTGTTGTAGTTGCTGCTGATGCTCTTGTTTCAATTGCGGTAAGAATCATATCAGATTCTTGTGAAAATAATTTTCCTTTAATCGGTGGATTTGATGTATTTTGTTTTATTGCTCCTCCTTGTGATATGGTATTTCTACTTGCTATTACCTGATTCATCATAGCTCCGCCAATATCCATATCAAATGATGCATCTATGAATACAGATTCAGGTCCACTTAAATCAAATTTAGCTATCGTAGGTCCTTCCGTATCATCGGATACACAATTAATATCAACTACTTGAAGTTGCATTGGTCCACCATCACCAGCAGTATCAGGAACTTCCATTATTTGAAAATCCCACATAGAACCTGCTGCAGATGACATACCATTTAAAATTTGATATAATGCATCTTTAATAACAAAGTTTTTTGTTTCCAATATACCTTTTGCAAAATCAAAATTTACATATAAATCATCCAAAAATCCCCAAGTTGATTTAGCTCTTGTCATACCAATTGAGCCGGGTGCAGCTGTGTAATTTATATTAACATTTCCAAATGTTCCATCAGCCTTACCACCTGCTATTGCATTTGGTCTTGGAAAAAGAACAGTCTTACCATCATAAGTTACACTATTATCAACAGTACCAGAAAAGCTAGTAGTTGCTTGTCCTTGTTGTGCCGATGCGGCTACCTCAGCAAAATCAGGTGCTGCTGAATTTTTGTTTGGTATAAACAATTTTGATTTGTCTGTACTAAACATTTTATCGAATCCACCGCATACAGTACGTTCTGTATTTATTTTATATATTACTTGTTGAGTTCCTATTTTATATCCCTTTGCAGCAACTCTATTCATAATTTTCATAAGTGCGCCAAAACGTATAAATCTTTCTGGTTGTGCTAATTTAGTTCCTTCTGGTAGTTCAACCTTTGCTGTTCCATCCGCACCCTCCACTTCTAAAGATGCATTACCATCTCCAAAAATACTACTAAAGAAACTTCCTTCGGTTTTTGTATTTATTTCGTCCTGTATTCTAGTATCAAAATTTATAAAATTAATGGCCAATGTTATGTATTCTGAATCGTTTTCTAATTCTTTAACTAAAGGGGTTTTTTTATTAGATGGTAATGCATTAAAACACATTTTCCATCTTTTTAAACCAAAATTACCTTTAAGTCCAAAAAAATCAGACACAAAATAATCACTTACTGGTTTTGGTTGCTTACTAGCATCTGTTCCTAAAATTGTATTATCGGCGGCCATAAGAAACGCTGGTAATTCCGTAAAACCAGTTGCCTTAACCGTAACATCCCAATATGTTTCACTTGCAGCAACAGACCCACCTGTTATAAATCCAAGATATACATCCGAAGCTCCCTTTGTGTTTTCCCTACGTGCATTAACAGCCTTTATTGTTTGAAATGAAGATACAAATGGTACAGTATAACCAGAAAGCCCCTTAACACCAGTTAGATTATTCCAACCCCATTCTAAAAATAATGTAAATCCAGGCTCCATATAATATTTCAAAATAAGTTCCAATTGAGATACTGAAAAACATCTAATTACCACATTTGCTTTTCTAGAAATATTACCAGACCCCTCATCCACTTCAACAGATGTTACTATTGGTGATGGTCTACCTGGTTGACCTGCTGCAACTGATATAGGTCCACCTCCCCAATCAACACCAATAACACCACTTTGACTTCTATCACCATATACAGTAGATGCACCACTATCACCTGCTGCTGTAAATAATTCTAAGCTAGGATTTGCATATAATATACATCCACTACCCACACCAGAAGCAACTTTTATCCAACAGTTTAATTTGGATACTTCAACTGGGTCTTGTCTTTCTTTCATTCTTTCTACTATGAAAGATTGTATATTCGAAAAATTTGGAAATAATGACATAAACTTTTATTTTGTTGCGAATTCGTTTGTTATTTGTATATAATTAATAGGAATTCTTAAAATCGTACCTTCTCGTAATCCAAATACTGCAGTATGTATATTGTTTGCAGATGCTATAATCCACCAAAGAGTAGAATCTTTATAAAAATAATAAGCCAATGTATCCAGTCTATCACCTAATTCAGTTGCAACATAGATATCACTATCACTCAATGGAATGTTTGGGTATATTTTACTAGCATATACAGTTCTACCATCTTGTGTTTTTTTGGTTTTATTATATTCGTATCTTCCGCTCATATTATATTATATTTAAAAAGTACCACCACCGCCACCTCCACCAAAATCACCGCCACCAAATAGTTGAAATTTCTTTTTAGCATCGTTTTTAGAATCATCCAATGATTTTTTTACCAATTGTTTAATTGTTGGTTTTGCTACATATGTGTTATCTTGTTTAACTGGTTCTAATGTTGGTAATGTTTTATATGAAGGAGCATTTGCTTTATCTTTTGTATCACCACCTTTTACACTAGTTCCAGCTTTTTTACTATTATCACTTGTATTATTTTTAGTTGTACCATCTTTATTTACAGGTGTAGTACTAGCTCCAGGTGCAAAATCATAAAGTGGTTTAGAATTCTTAACACCTTGTATAAATTTAACTGTTATTGCTGCATCAACTACCATAGGTGCTTGGTATCCTCCTGAAATTTCCCAAGGTGTACTATCTTCAATATTATAACTCAATGATTCTATAAAACAATGTCTATTTTTATACATACTACCCCCCATTGGATTACCCATACTAAACATTAATAATGGTGGTTGTACTATAACACCATCTATTTCAGGATAAACCATTCTAGCCAAAGCTTCTATTTTTTGCCAAGCTGAAGTATGTTCTGCTGGATTTGTTGAATATATTCTTAAATTAAAAGTTACAGACCTCTCTATACCAGTATATGTGTAATAATTAAACGGAGAACCTATAAATTTATTACTATCCCAACTTGGTGTAAATGATTCTGCCATACCTGTTATAGTTCCTCTGAATATTACGCTTGCTTGGCTCATAACATTTTTAAAAGTTACGGCCATAAAATCATATGCCTGCAAAGGTCTTCCTTTACTATCCTTTTCTATTCCAGCCTGTTGTTGATTTAAATAATCTCCATTATTTGATGTTATACCATATTTTGTTTCTGTAGATTCTTTTTGATTTTCATTTGGTTCACCCTCAGGAACATTTTGTTTTGTTTTTCCTCTTTTAAGAGGTACACCTTTATTTCCAATTCCAGTCTTTCTAAGATTTTGTGCTGATTTTAAAGTTGAGCCTGCGCCAGATTGCTTTGATTCCAATCTTGAACGTAATGGACTACCATCACCACCATATGTTTTAGAATATTCTTTAATTTCTTGTGAAATAGGAATACCTTTATTTCTAATACCAATTGCGTTTTTAGGGTCAGGTACACTCACACCTGCTGCGTTTTGTGTAGCTACTAAAACAGAAGATAAATCATTTCTTTGTAACGCATTACCACCGTCAAGAGTTTCATCAACTGTGTTAGAATATGCTGTTTCTGGTACATTAGGGTCATTTGCTAATATAGGGTCAGATTCAGACTCTAATTGTTTTTTCTTACCTAACGTTTTTTGTCCTTCTTTTCTCCCAGCTAATAATTTGGATGGGTCAGGTGTTTTAATTGTAGGAAGTGATGAGGGGATGCCATTTTTAGATATATTATTTCCCAACTTTCCAAATAAACTTTTAGCGCCGCCACTAGGAATTTTAGGTAAACCATTTGCTGATGGGAATTGAGTTGTACTACTTTTAGTAATTGGTGGTTTTTTAGAATCTTTATTTTCCTCAACAGTACCAGTTAATTGAATTAATTTAGATGATAAATCGTTTCTTAACCCAACTTCATCTGCTAATTCATCTACAGTATTTGAATATGATGTTGTTGGTAAATCAGGGTCATATTTTAATACTGGGTTATCCTTTGCATTTTTTATTTTAATCCCAACCTGTATTTGACCTTGCTTTCTACTTTTTGCTAATTTAATTGGGTCTGGTTTTGGTGTCTGAAACGAACCTTTGGGGTTACTACCAACTCCATTTGATATAGATGATTTTTCAGAAGATTTTTTTCCTAATTGATTGGAGTTTGTTTGTATATTTGCCGCAGGTAAACCTTTCCATCTATCCAACATACTTGATAAATCGTTTCTACCAAGAATATCATCATTTGTACCATCAACAGTAGTTGAATAAAATGCCTTACTATCGTATTGTGTTTGCGATGGTGATTTTTTTGCGTATAATTGTTGACCTTCAGTTCTACCACCAAATAACTTTTTACGAACTGCATCTTTGGCCAACCCTATACCACCACCAATAACTCCATTTAAAATTTGTTTTGGTGTACCAGTTGCGTTTTTTGCTAAAAACTTACCTACCAATGTTCCAGCAGCATCTTTCTTTATTTCTGCTAAAGTAACCATTGTATTTGGTTCACTACCTTCTTTGAATTTTGAATTCAATGATATCCTTGTTGGAATCATTGTTTCAGGAAATGCTATACCTAATTTAGCAGTTAATTTTAATGCTTTATCCTTAGCTCTATTTAAAAAATTTCCCACTACACCAGCATCACCAGAACTTGCCCCTGTTCCGTTTTTCATAGTAGTAACCATTTCCGTTGATTGCTTACTTAAACGTATAAGGTCAGTACCATATGTGATAGGCGCTGATAGTGTGTTTATTATTCTTAATCCCGTTACTTCTTCTTCTATAAATGTTTCTCCTTTCGTTTGAGAAAACGCTCTTCTTACTTTAGTTGCTGCTTTAAATGGCAAACCCAATGCTCCAGCAGCAGTAGATATTTCCGCATCTTTACTATTACGAATATCGTACTTTTGTGCCAATGTTTTACCATCCGCAAATTGCTTAGTCTGAAATAATTCTTTTAGTGATTTGCCCATTATTTTTGTTTATACGAATTTCCGGTTTGTTTATCAACAACTCTAGATACACCAGATGTAACTCTCTGTCCATCCATATGCACCTGTATTTTACCCGCTTCCATATCGGCTCTTAATCCTTTTATTTCCATTATCAATTCATCCATTTTTCCATCTTTACCATCTTTACCAGCTCCGCCGGCATCAAGTCCTAATATACTTGCTAAACCAATTGTTATTGTTTGTATTGCCGCTAATGCAGTTATACCAGGAAGTGCTATAAGCCCAGCAGAACCTAAGAATATCATAGATGCTCCTAATCCAAATAGAGCCATTGATAAAAGTGCAATAGGTCCTATCATCCCAAGTATACCACCCAATGATGTCATAATTGTAGATATACTAGTAGCTATCGGGCCCAACACACCATTTAATGCCGTCATACCATTAGCCAATACACCAATACCCATACCCAATATCATCAATCCACCACCTAATGCAATTAATGCTAATATACCAGCACCAAATACTAATGCACCAACTCCACTAAACATTATTGCACCTAACGCAAATACTGCTCCAGCAAATAATACCAATCCAACTGCAGCTGCTGCAACTGATTCCATACTTAATCCTGCTAATAAACTCATAGCATATGTAAATGGTATTAATGCAATTCCTAATATAGCAATTGCTAACGCTCCTACTATTATATCAGATGCCAATTTTCCAATTACAAAGGCAATTGCCGCAAATCCGGCCAATGCCAATCCTCCAAATAATACAGCTGTCCAATCAGTTCCAGCAAATTGCTGAAATGCAAATGCTGATAATAATACTGCTCCTGCTAATAATCCCAATACCAGTGCACCTTGTAATCCATTTTTACCGATTTCTTTTAATCCTTTTGTAAATCCTACTAAGCCTTGTCCAATTGCTGCTCCAAACATTGCTATACCAATCATACCAACCAGTCCCAATGTCATAATGGTAAATGCAAGGCCGGCAGCTGCTAATGCTAACGCTCCTAAGAATACTTTACCATCTCCCATTTTTGTTAATCCTTTTGCCAAATCACCAAGTCCTTTACCAACACCACTAACATCCATTTTTGATAATACAAATAACGTTGGTAAGCCAGGTATCATTCCTAAAAATCCCAATCCAGTTGGTATTAAATTCAATGCTCCAAACAATACTTTACCACTACCCATCTCTTTCAATCCTTTAGCAAGGTCTTTTAGTTTATCACCAATACCTTTACCTTTTGAAATTTTATCGGATGCTTCAGTTGTTTTAGTTGCGTTCTCTAAATCAGGTCCTTTGGATTCACCAACTCCTTTAAATAATTTATCTTTAATACCACCAACGGCTTTTCCTATTTTAGAATTAGCCAAAAAACTACCAAATGCTTTACTAGCAGCAAGTAGTTTTGTTGGCATTAACATTCCAATTAAATTCTTAAGTACTTGAAACGTACCACCTACCATTCCTTTTATAGAACCACCCATCGCACCAAGACCACCATTAAGTTGTCCAGCTGCTATAACCGCACTACCCAATCCTTTAAGTGTACTACCTAATGGGCCCGAAGCGAATGCTGTTAATGATTGTGACCAACTATCAAATGTACTAAGTTGTAGTGTACCATCATCATTAAGTTTATCCTGATTCTTAACCATTTTGTCAAGTTCTTCAGTTGATAATCCCAATGCTTTGGCCGCTTGACGTTTTTGGAAAACATCCATTCTATTATATGCATCGATACCGCCTAATTGATTTAATGCATCTTTTACAGCTGCTCCAATTTGTCCTCTATATGCTAAATCTCTAGCGTTGTTAAGATTTATATTTCTTCCCAACATTGCGCCCAATTCCAATTCATCTGTAATAGATGATTCAAAATCTAATAAATGGTCTGCAACTTTGGTAAGGCTATCCATATTAACACCCAACCTTGCTGCCGCAACAGCTGCTTCAGCTATATTTTTTCCACCATCTTTACCATATTCAGCAAATGCTTTTGATGATTTAGCAACATCCTTCATTACTGCGGATGGCATTACTCCTTTTGATTTTGCTAATTGCTTTGTACTCTCCGCCATATCAGCGGCAATTGATGTAGAGTTACCATTCAATCTTGCAAAGTTACCAGTCAATGCAGCTGCTTCTTGTCCACTAATACCCATATTAGTAGCCATCAAATTGGTATTAAGTTGAGTTTGGAAGGTTACATCTGCCATTCCACCCAATTCTGCATTTAATCCTTCTGCTGTTGCTTGTGCATCTTTAAATACCAATCCCAATGCGGTTGTAGATAGTGTAACACCACCCATATACCCACCCATTGCTCTAACGGTCTTACCTAGTGCTTCTGCAGCATACCCAGCACCCATTATAGCAGAACCAATGATTCCAAATGGTGTGGATACTAATAGTGATGCCGTTTCCAGTATCATACCAATAGTATCCTTCAAAGTATCATATACTTTTACTTGCTTTTCTAAAAATGTTTTTTGTTTTTCTGTTAAATTTGATAAACTTTCAGCTATTGCTTGTTCTTGTAATAATTCTTTTCGTATATGAGAATGAATACCTCTCACACCTTCTAATTTTTCAAACTCATCATCCAATTGCCTTTTAATATCGGCTCTTTGTATTACATCTTCAGCTGTCAATCCTGCTAAAGTTTGATTAAGGTCTGCTATCTTATTAAAAACAGTGGCCTTTTCTTTATCCATATTAAGAGCCCACCCTTGCTTTTGAAGTCTTTTTTGCTCAATTGCACCTAATGATGAATAAATTCCAGTTAATTTTTTTGCGCTTCCTTCTTGCTTAATTAAAGTATCTAAATAATCTCTTTGTTTAGTTCTTAATTCTTGAACTGCTGTATTTGCTTCTCTTAATAATTTTACTTTTTGCTTATAAGGTTCTGTTGATTTTATATCAACTCTTTCTTGCGCAGTTTTATTCGCTAGCATGCCATCCAATACAGCTTTATGCTCTTTTGCTATTCGTAATAATTCTTTTACATCAGGTTGCGCAGCCATTAACTATCTAAATTATATTATTCGTAATCCTTAAGCATTTGCTCAAGTTCTTTTGCAGCTTTATCCAATTCTTTCATTTTTTGGACAACAGGAACAGGCATACTTTTGTTCTTTTTAGCTTTTTCAAGTGCATGATTGACTGCGTTTGATTTCAAACCATCAAAAAATGCATCTGTAAACTTCTTAGCTGAATCAAATATATTCTCTTTTATGGGTTTTTTCTTAGTTGACATAGTAATTCACATTTATATTGTATAAATATTGTATAATAAAAAAGTGAGGATTATCGTGTCCTCACTTTTGGCATTCTTGCTTTTGATTGTGCTTTTTTATTCTCCTCAGCTTCTTTTTTCTTAAAATCAACCAATTGTTTAAAATAGAAATTTCTAAGATGTATTGGCATAAAGTAAACATCCGACCAAGTAAACCCATTACCATAGTGTACCATTTCCCATATTTGGGTATGGAGTTGTACTTTGTAATTAGGTGGTAGGGTAAAAAAAGCTAATCCCAAAGGGAATATCAAGTGCCTCCGATTCACCTGTTATTTCTGATGTAAATACGAATCGCATATCCATATCAGGACTAATATCTTTAATGTGATTTCTAAATGCTTTTGTATCTTTTGCTAAAAAAGAATTTTGAATCCATCTGTTAATAAATCCTCTATCTGAATTACCATCAACTGATAAAATCATAAATCTAAAACGAGTAGTTACATCCGATGCCAATGATGAATTTTTATTTAATCTTTCTAGTGCTTGAATTTCTTTTGCAATATCAACTTCATCTTTATGCGTTAATAGTTTAAATTCAATTTTTTTACCATTTGAAGGTAATGTAAATTCGTATCTATTTTTACTGTTTAATTTAGAAAAATCAACTTCTTTAGTTTGAATTGCAGATAAATCAATAGTTACTTCTTGCTTTTCACCAGTAAATGGGTCATTCATCTCAATACCATATTCAGCACCATATCCTAAAATACGAGTTGCTAAAAGAATTGCGTTTTTATCTCCAGTATAAATATCATCACAATTTAGACCAGGTTCAACAACAACCGATTCAAATAATCTATCCAAAACAACTCCTTTTTTGATAAGGTTTTGAGATGCAAGGATATCTTCCTCTCTAGCTGTCATATATTTTAATTCTACACTACCTTTTCTTAGTGGGTGTCCTTCAGGATAAACTAATCCTTGAGAAGGTAATTCAATTGTTTCCGTTGGGAATTCAAATTCTCTTTTTGGTGGTGCACTTACAGGTTGTGATTGTAAATTTTCCACATTTGCCATTTCTGCCATAACATTAATTGTTTTTAAGTTTGTATATATAAATACATAGATTTTAAAAAATTGAAAATAAAAAAGGGATACCAACTGAATGATATCCCTTTAATTTTATTATTAGTCTTAGATTAGAATTCAAGAATTGCGTAATCGTAAGATAATGTTAATTCAATTGTTGCAGGTTCGTTAGAATCGAATGATACATCTCCAAAGTTTGCTTGAGAGATAAATGCTCCTTTAATTTTCCACTGCTCAATCTTATCACCAACTGGTCCTAACATATAGAAATCTAAATCTTTTTTATAGAAATCTGCATATCCATCTCTACCAGTGATAGATTCATGTGATAAACGAACCCATTCCATTACCGATTGTGCCCCAGAAGGTACAATTGGGTCAAACAATGTGATTGTTATATCTTGCCATTCACCTTTACCTTTCAACTTTCTTTTTACGTTGATGTGGTCTAAAGTTATTACCTCAAATTGAATTGTAGGTCTAGCTGCTGCTTTAACTAAGTAAGACTGAATGCCATCAATTTCCATTACATAGCGATTCTTCATCTTTGGTTCGAAGTTCGTATAGAACATTTTATCGAATTCTAATATTTCTGCCATTTTGTATTCCTTTTATTTGTATTAATAAATATTAATTTTGTTTATTTTCATATTATGCTGAGAAACTTGCTCCAGTTGGTAAGATGTTGAAATCTATTACGATAAATTCCGCCGTCTTAGCAGGTTGTAAGAAAATTTGTCCAGCTAATATGTTTCTATCAATTACATCCGGTGTATTGTTACTTTCATCCATTACAACTTTGAATGCGTACAAACCTTGTCTTTGTTGTACAGCCTCTAAGTATGGATTAACAGTGTTTAAGAATCTTTGTCTAGTTGTTGCAGTATTTTGTTCGAATACTAAATAACGAGATGTAGATGCGATAAACTTCTTCAATACAATCAATAATCTTCTTACATTGATTCTATCTAATGCTGAAGCCTTATCTTGTAATGTTTTTTGTCCGAATGCTACGATACCTTGTCCAGGGAAAGAAGCGATTGGGTTTACTTTATTTTCATAAAGAGTATCTCTTTCAGCGTGCGTTAATCTATTTAATACACTTATTGCCCCAGTGATACCACCTCTATTTAAACCAGCAGGTGCGAACCACTCTGCCGCTAATCTATCGTTACTAGCAAATACAGCCGGCAGTAATACTGAAGGAGGTACTGATAATATCTTATTAGTGTTTGTGTCAATTGTTTTAACCCAAGGATAGTAAGTTCCAACGTAGTTAGAATCTACTGAATTTGCTTGCGCTGTTACTTCAGAAATAGATGCTCCGATTTCAGTAAAGTCAGCGATATAGAAACAATCTTGTCTATCTTCAACCATATCAATTACTTTTGTAGTAACTGAAGGGTGTAAGCTTCTGATGATACCAGGTGTGATAACCATATTGATATCATATTCATCTGCGTTAGAGATAGCGTTAATTGCTTTGAAATATCCTAAAGTACCATTTGATACTGAAGTTGATAAATCCATACCTTGTGAATTTGCTTGTACCATATCAGCTCCTAAGTTAATCTTAGTAGTTGGGTTCATACCATCAAATCCATATTGGAAACCTAACATAAATTGTCTCTTACTCATATCTACTGAGTTAGAACCAGTCATTTGATAAGTTAATTGAGAATCAAATGCGAAATCAACGTTTGCTCCAGTACCAGCTCCAACAGGAACAGGTGCTAAATACATACGATTATCCATAGCTACACCAGTTGTTTCAAAATCGAAACCACCATAGTATATTGGTGAACCAGCTGTATTATTAGCTGAACCAGTTTGATACGTTACTGCAGGTACATATGAATCTTGCGTTGTATTATTTGTTTTGATTGGGTTATTGTAAGCTGCATGTCCGAATGGTGCTGCTGAAATTGGATAAGAACCAGGTCCTGCAATTCCTTCGTTTACATCGTTTACAACTACTCTTATATATTTAGAACGATTTGAGTAATCACCATTTTCGGTAATTTTACCATCATTATCTATTGTATAATATCTGTCACCAATTCTTCTACCAATGTAGTTAGAAGAAGCTGCGTCTAAGTTTACGTTTGCAAATGTTTCAAATACAACTTTTCTCTTATCAGTATCATCAAATCTTCTAACAGTTACAGTGAATGTAGAATAATCAGTTGCCCCATCTTCACCAGCTGCTTTAACATTTGAAATAGCTACTTTAAATTTTTGATTATAATTTGTACCATCACCTAAAGTTACAAACTTAAATAAGCTATATCTATCACCACTAATTAATTGAGATTTAATAATTGGTGTTTCTGCCGCTGTTGCGTCTTGTGTGTAGTTTTGTGCTGGTAAAATAATTCCAGAAACTCCACCATGTGTAAAGGTAGATGCTACTTTTTCAAAATATTTGTAAGCGTATGCATTTTTAGCTCCAAATGGAGATTCACCAAACACATCTGCTAAATCATTTGTAGCGGATGGTAGTATTGATGCTGCTATACCAGTTGTTCCGTTAAATTCATTACCTTTAATAGTAAATGAACCACTACCGATTGTATCAATGATACTAGCAGTAGATGGGATTGATTGGTAGCTAAGACCATTTAATGTACTTTGCAACACACCTACTATTTTTTGTCCAAATGAACTACCACTAGCCAAAATTGCTAAAGGTGCTGCTTGGGTGTATCCACCAGTTCCACCAACTCTTATTACAGTTGCTTGACCAGCTTCTCTTAAATAGTTTTGTACAGCATACTCAGTATAATAAGTACCATCAACTTTTCCGAATACTTCTTCGAAATCAGATTGTGTTCTTACTATTGTAGGTATGAACGAAGGTCCTTCTTTTAGAGGTCCTATAAATGCGGCTCCGATTTCACCAACCCCTTGAGGTAAGAATGATAAATCGTTTTCTCTTGTGAATACGCCAGGTGATACAATTCTTTCTGCCATTTTATTTCTTCAATTATTATTTTAAATGTAGTTTTGGAATGATACCAAAATTACACATATAAATATAAAGAAAATGTCCAAAACACAAATTTGTTTGTAAATAAGTGCTTTGGACATTTTAATATTATTTTTTTACTATAAACTAAAGGGGAGCGTGTTCTCCAGGTGCCGTACTACCAGATGTTGGTGACCAAGGAAAATCCGAATCATTAACTTCAAGAATAACATTGCGTTTCATATCTATTTGCTTTTGCATTTGCTCTGATATATGAGACCAATAATTAGTAGATGCTGACCCACTTACAGTATTTTTAATCCAACCAAGAACAGTATCTTCTGATAAATCTTGATAATCAATGAATCCATCAGCGTTTGCATCAACTACTGTATATGGTGTTGCTCCATCAAAACTACCTTCTGTTCCATCTTCTGCTGTTGCTGTTACTCTCCATTGAGTACCTACAATTGCATTTTCAAACAATTCGGTATTTTGTTTTTTAAGGCTTTTCAATTTCCAAGTGTATGTGTATGCCATATTGAATTTTTATTTATTTTTGTTTATATAATATAAATATATTTGTTTTGAAAAAGTAACTATTTTAATTAAACTTCCAAAGAACCACTATAATAATCCGTAGTTAATAAATGCCTATATGCTTGTGCCATATGGTCCAATTCAGATGGTACTTCTAATAAGAAAACACATTTATGGTCCATTCCAGCAGTACCAACAGTTACACCATGTTTATTATCCGATGGATTTTTTCCAATAAATCCAATTGGTATTGAATCTGCATCTCTTGCATCTCTATCTTTCCAAATGGTTACTGAAATTTCAGCAATATATCCTGATTTCCAATATACTTCCGTACCTTCACTTCTATCCATTGGTGTCAATCCATCAGGTCTAGAGTTATCAACAGGCGGTTTTATATCAGCTATTCTTTTTTCAACTTTTACATTTGTAACTACGTGATATGCGTTTGGCGCAACCAATCCAGTTCCAGGTAATTCATAATCTTTAATTAGTGCCATAATTTATCCTTTATTATTAAATATCAATTTATTTAAAATTTCCTTCATTTCTTCAATTTCGTCTGCTTGCTTTTTAATAATTTGATTTTGCTCTTTAATTGCTTCGATAAGTAATGCCGATATATTACCATATGCAACTGCATATTCATCTAAATCTTTCACATATGATACTACTTCAGGAACTACTTCATTTACTTCTTGTGCAATTACACCCAATTGCCTTTTATCAGCACCACCATCAGGAATCGTATCGCTTTCACCATAAATTTTAGTATAGTAAACACCTCTTAATTGTAAAACTTTATCCAAAGCGTTATCAACTGTGACAACATCTTTTTTCTTTCGTGCATCCGAGTAAGCCACAACGTTACCTGTTGCATAAACCCCACCATTTACATAAATACCATATCCACCCGCCGTTGCCGATGTTCCAATACCAGTACAGTTATTTCCGTGTGAATGGTATAACATCCATCTTCCATCATCTTGGAAGTAAATACCACCATTACCACTTTCAAACATTAAGTGAGGTGCGTAAGATGATTCAATTCTATGACCATACCAACCATTTCTATTACCTTCCATTCTCCACGCACCATAAGTAACGTTGTTTGGATACCAGTGCGCTCCGTTTTCACCAGCATAGAATCCAGTATAGTTACCAGTATACATCCACTTATACTTAAATGAATAGTTTGATGAACCACACAATTGGAATGCCATATCACTCATATCATAATCGGTATAAACTCTAGTTCCTTCATATGAACCAGCGTTTGCTCCTAATTTAATACCAGTGTGATATGCAATTCTTAAATCCGGATAAGGATAACCCCATCCACCACCTTCTTGGAATATATTGTAAGCGTTTGTACCTTGTCCAGAGTTACCACCCGTACCAATGAAATCAATACGAGCTACTCTTACATAATCATTGAATTCACCACTACTAAATTGAGAATATGAATTAGGATTACAATAGTAACCGGTATTATTATCATCGTAAAATATTGGAGATTGTACGGATGTTCTAAACCAACCACGTGATGAAATTGCTGCGAAAGCAGTACCATAATTGGCCACAATCATACCATGGTCATTCAAATATCCACCCTGTCCTCCAACGTTTGGATGCGACCAAGCAATACCATACAAGTTATTCATAGATGTACCATCTATTGCTGGTTTGTATGAGTTACCCATTGAGAATACACCCTGATATCTAACCGATGTATAAACACCTACAACGGATTGTCCGTAGTTATTATCTAAGTAAAGGTTTTCATTTCCATCGATACGAATACCACCATTTGCTACTACATATGATAATCTTGCCGTTCCATTAGGGTCACAATAGTATGCAGTATTGTTTGAATCATAGAATATTGGTGCTCTAAAATCATAAACAGCTTCAGTAGTACCACCCATTAAACAATAGTTGGTATTAAGTTGCCAGTATGTAGGCCAATATCCGTTTACAGTACCCCAGCTTTCACTATCAGCACCACCTCTTAATACATAAAGACGGTTACTATTGTTGTGAAGCATTGCAGAGTTCTCATCGTAATCTCTAAAATATAATGTAGGAGAACCACCTCTAATTACCAATCTATTTCCTTGGAATATACCAGTACTAAAATTAGATTCACCATTTTGATTACTATAATACCCAGTATCATCTCTATCGTAAAATATTGGGGCTCTCATAGAACCACCAGTAGATGTAAATGTACCTCTATAATAACATAGTTCTAATTGGTCACCAGCATATCCAGAGTTTATAGTATCTGCATATACGTTTGTACCAATAAATCCATAGTTAGTATCAGCTGCGTAATATATATTATTATAATCTATACGATTCATTCTACTTTGACCTTGTGGGTTTGCGTAGTATCCAGTATCATCTCTATCATAGAACACATATGCAAAAACACTACTTCTTACATAGAAGTTATTAGATGTATCATACCAAATAGATGCTGGGTAAGACCAGTTGATACCAACACCATAGTGAGGATTTGAATCGTTATCATACCAACCAAACGATAATTCATTTGGGTTTGTGTTAGCAATACCCATTCCAAATCTTCTATACCCACCTGCTGTTTTAAATCCAGTAAATGAGAATACAGGACCATGCGTACCATTACCACTATTTGAATATGCATTTATATACAAATGCGGATAGTAAGGTGCGTTAATTACAACACCATATCTATTATCATCCGCATAAACGTTAGTAACACCATTTGTAGATAGTGTATAAGGTCCAAACATAGCAGTATAACCACTAGTCGATACATCAGTTCTTAAAATTGCTAATTGAGATAAACTATTTGTATTTAAATAATAACTACTATTGTTATTCATATACAAGTTACCATTTAAGGTCTTTCTTAAATCCCAACTTGCCCATGGACCATTTAAGAAACCATAGTTACTACTATTATCACCATATAATTGGAATTTGAATGAACCTCCTGCATTTTGTAATAAGATACCACCATCACTATTTCCAGCAGTTCTTATCATTATATTTGCACTATTATATGAGTAATAATAATGCCCACCTATATAAGTTGCAAGTAAAACAGATGTACCATCAGGGTCTAAATAATAGTTTGTATTATTATAATCGTAGAATATTGGTGCTCTTAATGAAGTGTATGAAAACGCGTACCCACCACCATTATTCATAAAAATAGTTCCGTTTGAATAATGGTTTAAATATAATCCATATCCATTTGCACTATCGATGTGTAAGTTTCCGTTTGATGCTGATAAAGTTGCTTCATCGATTGCTCCACCATTACCACCAATTCTAGTATATCTACCAGATGAGTTTGGACCTATAAGAAGTTGTCCTCTAAATCTACCAGCAGTTCCAGTTGTATTTGGGTCTGTGTAATATCCAGTATCATCATAATCATAAAATACAGTACCTCTAATATCCGATGTTGTTACAATTCTACCACCACCAATTGCTGTTCTAAATGTACCATATTGTAATAGTAATAAACCATGGTCTGCTAAGTTACCAGCAATACCACCTGCATTTGGATGTGACCATGCTAAACCATATAAGTTACCAGTAGATGTACCATCTATTCCTAATTTATATGCATCGCCCATTGCGAATACACCTTGATATCTATACGATGAATACACACCAACAACAGATTGTCCGTAATTATAATCTAAATAAAGATTACCATTATTTCTAACGTAAATACCAGCAGATGTTACAATGGAATGTGCTGCATTCCAAGGACCGAATGTTACACCATTCTGACCTTCTATATTAATAGCTCCAGCTGATGCATTAAATATGTTACCACTCTGCCAGTTTGCTGAGAATGCGTGTATTGTTTGGTGGTTACTATCACTTTGGTAAAAACGAATTCTACCATATCCACTTGAATAGTTTTGATAACGAATTTGAATACCAGTGTTAGATGCTAATCCAGTTGTTCCAAATATAGAATCATTAAATTGAGAAGTTCCAGCAGGATTAGTATAGTAAGTAGTATCATTACTATCATAGAATATTGGTGCTCTCATGTCACCATTTGCTTGCATTTGACCAGCTCTATTAAAATAAAATTGGTCTCCTATACCGTTAAAGTGAAAAATCAATGCCTCATATCCATTCCAATCATCATTTACAAGCCAAGGATAATATGATTTGTTATTATAATTTAAAGCTATTAGATATCTACTGTTATGTGATAATTGTAATGCGTAAGAATTACCACTATTAAACGTACCCAAGTTTCCAACTTTTAATGCTAATAATCTAGATTGATTATTTCCATCAATATAATATCCACTATCATTTGAATCATAATAAATTGGAGAATACATTGCCGAAGTAGCACTTATAGTTGTACTTCTAAATCCACTTAAATCACCAGATATATTTGAATATGTATCAGATTCAATTGCCGCAGTATATCCTTCAGCAACATCCATTACACCATCATAATAAGCTCCATTTTGTATTTTACGAAGAACAACTTGTCCATATGACCAAGATGATGAACCATTACCAATTACGATACAATATTTACCATCTTTAACACCAACTCTAATTGGTTTATCGGTATATCCTACAAGAGTTGCTCCAAAATTGTACCATTGTCCATTCCAGTTATGCCCACCAACTATTACAGTACATGCATTATTTCCATTATATTCATAAATGTCAATTACCGCATGTATCATTCCGTAGTTACCAGTTCCACCAGGGAATTTAACAACAACTGCTCCAGTTGCTCCAGTTGCTCCCCAAACTGCATAAGGTCTACCAACTAAATTATTTTGTTTGATACCACCTGCTATTCTTAATGAAGTTGCAGTTGATGCTGGGTTTAAGAAAAAATTGGTGTTATCGTAATCATAAAAAATACTTGCTCTAGCATCACTCATATTAGTAACACTACTTCCACCGGCATTGATACCACCATACAACCAGTTATATCCAGCTGAATAAATACCAGATGGATGCCAAGATGCGTTACCAGTACCACCAACGTTAGCATTACCTTGATATGAATATGTAAGTAATGCGTATAAGTTAGTTGTAACTGAAGGTCTTACATAGTATGCTGTATTATCAATATCATAATAATATCTTGAAAATACATAACCATTACCATTTACTCTATAAGTCCAGTTAGTACCATCGCTAAGTAAAGCATATCCATATGTTGCTGTATTTGGAATATCAACATACATACCATATTCAGTCTTACTACTATTTCTAGCATTTAATCTTAATAACCAGTCATTGTTATTTGTGGCGGTTATATAAACTGTTGCATCATTTGCTCCATTTATAGTACTACCATTTATATTTAACGTACCAGTTAAATTACTATCAGCAGTATAACCATATCCAATATTCATTGCCCCATATGTGGATAAACCATATATAGGAGTATTTCCCTCACCCTGCCCCCAACCACTTGGATGCCCTATACCAACTTTATTGTACAGGTGCATGTATTCGTTTGTGAATCTACCTCTAATACCATATAGGCCGATAGATTCATTTGCGTTCATTTGTAAATAAGATAATACAGATGTACCATTACCATTTATTCTATATGTGGTATCATCTCTATCATAATAAATTGGAGATTGCATTTCCCCTGCAGCATGTACAGCGTTTCCACTATAAATGTTATTGTTTGTAGCTAAACCAGCATAATCATTTGGAACTACTTCAGCTGCTGTTGTTGAACCAGGAGTACCAGTACCACCATTTGTCAATGTCCAACCAGCACTTTGGTAGTTATCAGTCATTGCTATATACAATGTACCAGTTGAACCTACATATATTTGTAAATAATGAGTATCATATGTACCAGTTCTTCTAATACGAATGTTATTAAATATACCACCACCACTATACCAAGATTTACCAAGCATAGTAATATCAGCAGTTCCACCAAATGAAATACCAGCATTAAATTTCATAGAACCATGCATAGAACTTTCGGTATCCCATATATGGAATGTTGCCATAGCTCTATTACCAGGATTTGTTGCTATTGTGTACCAGTTACCACCAGTAACAGAAATACTTAATGTATCTCTAACAGACCAACCTAAAACGTTTAATGAATTTAAATTTGATGTAGCTGCATTTACATAATAAGTTGTGCCGCCACCTAAGTAAATTGTGTTACCAGTTATATTAGCGTGTGTTACGTTATCAGTTGTACGGAGATTTTGGTTCATTAAATAAACCTCAGTTGCTCCCTGACCTGTATCGATTGTACCACTTAAAACTATATTACCAGAACTAACATTTATATTACCTGCATTAACAGTTATACCACTTCCGAATGTATATAATCCACCACCATCACCAGAATTGAAAGCTAAGTTTCCACCAGCTGCTTTTACATTCCAAGAACGAGTACCAGATTGGTCGAATCCTAATCTATCACCACTTGTTACCAATATACCTTGGTCACCTGTACTATTTATGTTAGATGAGTTTCGTAATATACCATTTACAAATGTATAATCATCGTGATACCATCTATCACTTCCTTCATCCCAATAAAATGCTTTTGTTGCTGCGTTACCTCTCTTAACTTCTATACCAGCATTTTCAGTTGGTGCAGTTGATGCTCCAATATCTGCATTTAATGTAATGATATTATCACCTACATTTAAAGTTGTTGTATTAATATATGTTGTTGTACCACTAACAGTTA